GGATTCATGGAGATCCCCCGTTATTCGAACGCGAGCATGGAAGTGGAGATGCAGATTCGTCAGTTGGCAGATAAGCTAACGGGAAGGCCGACTGGACCTGACGATGCAGTGGAGGCAAACAGTGTTCGTCAGAACCTGGTCAATCGTTGGCTCGAGGGATGGAAGCAGGTACTAAATCGCATTTGGTGCTTGGATCGCACTTACGGCGGACCGCAGATATGGTTTCGGGTTACCAATAATGAGCAGGGAGCGATGCTTATGATGGATGAGACTGCTGAAGTGTATGATTTTAATATTACATGGAACAGCATGAACCAGGATGAGGAGAAGGTTCTTCAGAAGTTGGATACGATAGGTAAGTTAATGGCAACCTATGATCGTCAGGGCGTGAGCAGATTTGACATTTATCTTCGCAAGGTGATTGAGGCGATTGATCCGAACCTTGCCAATCAGTTAATCATGCCATCGCAGGAGGCTACCACAAAGGAGATTATTGAAACATCGAATGACATCGCAAAGATTGCATCGGGACAGGTTGTTAACGCCCCTGAAAATGGAGCGAATCCACAACTTAGGCTTCAAGTATTACAATCGTATATACAGGGAAGCGAAGCAATACCGGCGACCGATGTGCAGGAACGCCTGCAATCCGATGAAAACTTTGCGAAGAGACTTCAGACATATGCTGGTCAGTTAGAATTTCAGCAACAGCAACAAATGAACGCCAGGATTGGTCAATTAGGTACTGCCCCTGGCAATGTACCAGGCACATCAGTGGCCGCTTAATCGAAAGGAATAATAATATGGCACCTTATGGGAAGGGAACTTACGGATCGAAGGTTGGAAGACCTTCCAAAAAAGCAAAAGCAATGGCTCGAAAGAAAATGAGTCCAGCAAAGAAGAAAATGTTGAAGAAGAAAAAGTGAGTATTACTTACAGGGGAATAACTTTTGCCGGGTATTCCAAGCCCAAGCGAACACCTAATCATCCCACGAAATCCCATGTGGTTTTAGTTAAAGATGGTGGAAAAGATAAGATGATTCGCTTTGGTCAGCAGGGAGCGAAGACTGCCGGTAAACCCAAAAAGGGCGAAAGTCAGGCGATGAAGGATAAACGGGCTAGATTTAAAAGTCGGCACGGAAAGAATATTGCCAAGGGTAAAACTTCGGCGGCCTACTGGGCAAATAAGGTGAAGTGGTAAGATGCCAAAGGACGCTTGTTACAAGAAGGTAAAGGCTCGGGTAAAGGTATTCCCGAGTGCTCGAGCATCGCAACAGATCGCTAAGTGCCGGAAGTCGAAGGGACAGGTTCGCAAGACTGCCAAGGGTACATCGTTGAAAAGATGGGATGCTGAGAAATGGCAGGATACACGGACCGGCAAACCATGCGGTCAGGGTAAGTCGAATGAATACTGCCGGCCAACCAAACGAGTTTCGAGTAAAACACCCAAGACCAAATCGGAGATGAGTAAAAGCCAACTGAAACGGAAAAAGGCTGAGAAATCGAAGGTAGGAATGGGCAGAAGAGTAAAACCCGTAAGAAGGAAAAAATGACATTAGGAGATGCAGTTGCCGGACTCGGCGAACAAACCGAGTGGGTAGTGATTAAGGACTTTATTAAAGAACAGAGGGATATGTGCCTGGTTGATTTTCAGGACTATACTCATGTGGACAATCCACAGAAGCTTGCCCGTTTATCGGGAGAGATCGCTGGATTAACCCGAATATTGGAGGCGTTGGACAATGCCGAAACTGACACCCCATCAGCAGTTTAAAAACGAGCATAGGGCATTGCTCAATCGTTGGCTTGAGGAGTCTGATATTGAAGACACTGAAATGGCAAAGATCGTGATGTCAGACATTGAGGAGTGGCTGGATGAGGATGTTGTCGATTTCGAGTGCGATATGGTGCTCGATGATGATGACGAAGATGAAGAGGAAGGGTAACCTCTACGAGCAGAAGTTTTTTTCGGAAGCCCTTGAGCGTGGACTGGAGGTCTTTGTGCCACTAGGCGATTATTTGCCACAGGACTGCCTGGTGATGAACACGGCGGGGAAGATTTTTAAGATTCAGATCAAGGGGACAGAATCAAAGTCTAAAGATAAAAACCGAACAGGATTAGGCAGATACATGGTCACAACTTGCCGAGGATCGACCGGCAAAGAAACAATCGACTGCACGAAGGTAGATGTCCTAGTGGCCTATGTCGAGGAACTGAACACTTTTTATAATATACCATGCATGGAATTAGACGGAGCAAAACGGATCGGATTGTATCCGCACAACCCTGAATCGAAAGCCAAGCATGAGGAGTACAAGGACAATTGGAAGATTTTTAAAGTCTCCTGAGTAATTTATCCGACCCCCTGTCATAATCAGAGGTGGCGTACCATGTCGGTACGCAGAAACCGAAACCGCAAGAGTGCGAACTTACCAAACGCAGGAAAATGGCAGATACAGAAACAACCGAGGCTTCGGGTAGTACAACAGAAGCAGAACCACAACCAACGCAAAGCATTACGACCCTTGAGGAGTTGACAGCATCGTTTGTCGATAAAGTCGAGGAGAGTGAAGCGAAAGAGGAATCCGAGGTGACCGCCGAGTCCGAGACTCAGCCCACAGATACGGAAGCCGACCAGGATCAAGATGTTCTTTTACAGTCAACCGAAACTGAGGAATCAGAGGAGGAGGAAACGGAAGAGGTAGCGAATGAGGAGGAAAGTGATGAATCTGAGGCGGAGGAACCGCCCAAGGCCGTAGGGAAGCTACTTAAACAGGTAGGAAAGCTCACAAAAAGAGCGAAAACCGCTGAAGAGGTCGTTGACACTCTTAAAGCCGAGATTCAAGCACTAAAAGCCAACCCTCAGAAGCAATCGGAAACCAGCCAGCCGGCACTTGAAGAAGTCCAGGACTTTCAAGCCCTGGAGACTTTGAGGAAGGAAGCACTTGCCGCCAAGAAGTTTGCACTTCAGCACATCGGCAAGGACTTTGTGGAAGTCGATGGAAGAGAGTATTCGGATGATGATATTCGAAACATTCTTACCCAAGCAGACGAATACCTGACAGAGAAGATCCCCGAAAGGGCACAGCATCTCCAGTCGGCGGCACAATGGCAACAGGATACGATTAACACTCATCCGTGGATTTCTGAAACAGTAGACAGTGACATCGCTGAAGAACGCAGAGGCGTATTTAATCAGCTTAAAAGTCAGTATGCTAATGTTCTAAACTCCCTTCCTAATGGCGACTTTATAGCGGCCACACTCGTAAGAGGAGTGGAAGCGATCAAGGCAGACCAGGCGGCCAAGACGGCCAAACCGAAAGCCAAGAAAGTAGCCAAAGCACCTCCACCGACAATGGGAGATTCCAGCCCGCCGGTACAAACTCAAGTCACTCGGAAGACTGCACAGAAGCAAAAGATTTTGGAGCGTAGAAGACTCTCGGAAAACGATCTAGCCGCACTTCTAGCGGAATAAAATTTAAAATCTTAAAATAAGGAATTACTCAAAATGGCTATTGCAACAAGCTACAATGTGACTAGCACCAAGGGTGCAAGGGAAAATTTGGAAAATGTGATGAAAACTGTTTCACCACAAGAAACTCCAATTTACAGTACAATCCCACAATCCGCCGCTCCAAAAGCAACTCTTAATGAGTGGTTGGTTGACTCACTCGCCGATCCAGTAGGATCAGGTGGAAACATCGATGGTGCTGACTTAACTATTTCAGATGCCGCTAACTTGATTGACACTCGTGCTCGTTTGTCTAATCGAGTGGCCACATTCAGAGATATCTTCGCGGTATCCCGTCAAGCTGAAATGGTAGATGTCGCTCCTGGTGGATCTCTTTTCGCCGCTTCTCAGGCTAAGAGTCTTATCCAACTTAAAAACAGTTTGGAAACTGCAATCGGATCAGGAAATGATCAGTCTGCCGGTACTAGCTCCGCTGGTGCTAAAATGTGCGGACTTGGTATTTGGTCTGACCCAACAGCAACAGGTAACACTTTCGACACATCCTTAAAGCAAGGATTCCGTGCAGTAAGTGGTTCCCGTGTTTCTATCGGTTCCTTGACTGAGTCTGCTTTCCGTGGACTTCTTCAGGCTGTTTACACTGCTTCAGGCTCGAAAGGTTCTTTCAGACTTTTCGCAGGACCAGCTTTGGTAAATAAAATCACTGACTACACCAGGTCTACCACTGCAAATAGTGATTTTAACTTCAACCAGGATGTCAAAGATGGCATCTTGAAATTGTCAGTCGTTACTTACATCAGTGATTATGGTCAAGTGGATATCGTGCCGGACCTCTGGTTGGGCAGAAACGATGGCGGAGCAAGTGGAGACGATACAGCCCTCGGAACTGTTAATACAGATCGTGGATATCTTATCCCAACCGATGACACTGTTTCACTTAAATTCTTGGAAGGCATGACCATTCAGGATCTTCCTGACAATGGTGCTGGAAAAAGAGCTTTCTCTGAGTGTATGGCTACGATTCGCGTAAGCAATCCTAGAGCACTTGGTAGTATTGTTTAATTAGTTCGGGTTTATATCAGCCGATAATGTTGTTACTTGGGAGCCGGTTTAAGGGGTTAGACCGGCTCCCTTTTTCTTTTTAAATATGAGTCTTAATATAATCGTAAGAGGCGGGAAACGAAGTGGTGGAATGTCGGGTGAAGAGATGGCACACTATCTTTCCAAAAAGGCAGAAGCACAAGCCGAGCGCGAAAAAGCTGGCTACAAGAGCAGGGCATTAGCGGCTCGTAAATACGGGCAATCTGTTAGCGGAGGGAAAGACTTCCGTGCAGTTCGATCTGTCGATCTTACGACTTACTTGAGACATGAGCAGGAGCGTCCTGGCTGTATGTCTGATCCCGAGTATTCGAGGGATTTCGCTAAAAAGAATCCTGAGACAGTAATCGGATCGTGAGAACTGTATCCTACAGCGACCTGAAAGATAGATTCACTTCGGCAATCGGAGTGGATTCTTTACTTTCGGTTGAGGAGACAGCATTCAAGAACTCATTAAATGATCGTGTTAAGGGAGCATGGACACGGGCACAGTGGCCGGAATTGATGTCACTGAAAGAAAAGACAGTGGCGGCAATTACCACGCCATTGGTGGCCGACAAAGCGGTACAGATCGACAACGACTCGGACATCATGGATGTCTTTGCGGTCTTCGATAAAAACCCGCTAAGTGACCGCCAAGCGATCAAGTTGGAATATAATCTGATCAATGGATATCTGATTCTAAAAGCAGACTCCACACAATCGACAGTATTTGTTCAAGGCAACCAGGTGACCCCCAGCAGTTATGGAGATCAACCAGGAGAGACTTCTACACTCCCACGATTCCTCGAGCGTTACCTACTACTTGCAACTGTATCTGATTGGTATAAGTCAGACGGCCAATTGGACAAAGCATTGGCACAAGAACAAATGGCAGAAGAAACCCTGGCACTCGAAATCGACCGAGTCGAGAGGCTGGAAGGAATGAATAAAATATCGGTCAATACATATCCGAGCTACTCGTTCGGAGTTAACATTTTAACCACAACATAAAAATATCATGGGCTTATCAGGAGTAAATATTCTCAATGCAATGGGAGCAGGTGGATCGCTTTATGCGAATGACACTGCCGCTCACACTGGAGATTTCACATCAATTCAATTCACCGAGGATTCGGTTCTTTCGGCATATGTCGGGAAGGTGGAAAATGTATCCGCATTAATTTCGGATGCGACCTCCTTTTCACAGGGACAAGTAATTTATGGTCCATGCACCTCTTTCACTTTAGCGAGTGGTGCTTGTTTAGCCTATAAAGCCTAATGCCTTATAATTGCCTTGGTTTACTGGTTGGAGACACCGATGCAGATAATGCAGTCGGCCCTCCCGTACCACCTGGCCCACCCGCCAATGCACTCCTGACGGAGAACAATGAACCCATGCTTACGGAAGCAGGAGATAATATAGTCTATGAGTGATTTACAAAATTTAACACCTGATTAAAAACTATGGCCACAAAAAAGATTACAGAATTAAGTAACCTAGCGACACCCGTTGGGGCAGATATTTTACCAATCGTTGACGATGTTGCAGGAACCGCTACCACGAAAAAAGTAAC